TGGGCTTGCAGATGTAGACGAATTTGTTAATGAAAATTTGCCAGGTGGATGGATTTCTCCTGCTCTTATCACAGCAGCAGTTGCAGCACCGTATTTAGCACCAGCATTAGCAGAAGGAGCAGCATTTACAGGTGCGACAGAAACAGGTTTAGCAACACTAGCTGGAGAAGGTGCAGCAGCAACTGCAGCCCAAGCAGCAGCAGCAGAGGCAGCAGGAGCTACATTATTAAACGAGGCAGTAACAGCAGCAGCTACGGAAGCTGTTGGTCAAGCATTGCCATTAACGATAGCAACTGATGCAGCAAATATGGCAGCTAATGGTTTTGATGCAGCAACAATTGCTCAAAATCTTACAGCAACTGGTGTTGATTCTTTTGTGGCTGAAAATGCAGCTACTTTAGCTGCCAATGGATATGGAGAAGCAGCCATTGCTCAAAATTTAGCACAGGGATTTACAACAGCAGAACTAGCTGGTTCTGGATTAACTTCTACATTACCATCTTTATCTAAATTTGCATTAACGCCAGCACAAGCACTAATTGGTGCTAGATTAGGAATGGGTTTATTAGGCGCAGGTCAAAAACCACAAATGCCACAAATGCCACAGATGGGCGGTGCATACGGAACAATTAAACCTGCTGGTGTAGTAGATTATTCTGGTTTATATAACCTATTGGCTCTCCAAAGACCAAAAAATACAACTTCTTTAGTTTAGGATAAAACATGGCAATTGATCTATCAGCACTATTTGGTCAGCAACCAGACTATTCTCAGTTTATTAGTCCTGCCGAGCAACAACGATTACAGTCCAATGCAGGGCAACAAGCTCTATTAAACGCTGCTATTGCTGCACTATCAATGACAGGCAGAACAAGAGAGCCTATCAGCACAGGACAAGTATTAGCTGGTGCATTAGGCGCAGGCATGGAAGGCTATAACCAGTCTTTTGATCGCACTCTAAAGCAGATGGTTACTGGTATGCAGTTGGAGGAGTTTAAGCGCAAACAGCGAGCAAGAGAATTAGCAGGTCAGGCATTTAGGAAAGAGCCAATTCCAATGGAAATGGCAACTAGCCAGGATTCTCAATTAGAAATGCTGTCTCGCCCTGAGTTTGGTGGTGATATGGCTATGCCAGAAACTGTCGCTGCATTAAGGGCAAATTTGCCTACAAGAACAGTTGTAGATAGAAATTTATTGGCTCAAGCTGCTGCTGCTGGCGGTGATTACATGGAAGCTGCTAAATTGCTTGAACCAAAAGAACCAAAATTGCCACCTGGCGATCTTGGTCAATTTGTAGAGGCAAAAAGACTAGGAATTATTCCAGAGTCAATGGGTTTTGAAGAATTTAAAAAAATAGGAAAAGAACCATTAGTTAAAAATATTGTTGGTGGAGAAATAAGTCCATTTACCAAAAAAGCAGAAGAAGAACTTGCAAAAGATTATGTAACTGTTAGAGAAACTGGTAGAGTTGCTCGCAGAGCATTAAGCGACATCAACAGAATTGAAACATTGCTAGAAAAAACACCAACAGGTTTTGGTGCAAGTGCAAAATTAGCTGCTGGTAATTTAGGAATTGTTACTAAGGGATTATCTGATCTGCAAGCAGCAGAGGCTCTTATCAATAAATTAGTTCCACAACAAAGACCTCCTGGCTCAGGAACAATGTCTGATGCAGATTTAGAGTTGTATAAAAAATCTGTAGTAAGAATTATTAACCAACCAGGTGCAAATAAAATAATTATTGACTCTACAAAAGACATTAACAACTATATAATTAAAGAAGCAGAAATTGCTAATCAAGTGTTAAATGGCAAAATTACAAGAGAAGAAGCAGATAAAAAATTTGCAGAACTTGGAAATCCAGTTCAAGATTTTTTTAACAAAAATAAAACCTTATTGCCAGGTGGTAAGTCTAATAAAGCTAAATTTTTAGGATTTGAATAATGCCAATAGCTCGATTTCAAATGCCTGATGGCAGAATTGCTAGATTTGAAGTTCCAGAGGGAACTACACCAGAAGAAGCTCAAAAGTTAATTGCTGAATCTTTTGATCTACAAAATATAGAGCAACCACAACAAGAAACAAGAAGTGAAATTGCTAGAACAGGTCAGTTATTAGCTAGAGGTGCTATTCCTACGCTAACAGGTGCAGGAGCAGGTGCTTTAGTTGGCGGTGCGCCTGGCGCATTAGTTGGATCTCTAGCTTTGCCTATGGCTGATTTGGCTGCCATTGGTAGTAGATATGTAGAAAACTTAATTCGACAGGCTAGAGGGTTGCCAGAAACAAAAGGATTTTCTCCTAGTGGAGAAGTTTCTAAGGCTTTAGCTAACATTGGTTTGCCAGAACCAACCACTACAGGCGAAAGAGTAATAGAGGCTGCTGGAGGTGGTTTAGCTGGTGTTGGAACACAATTGCCTGCATTAGGTCGCTTGGCTACTACAGCAAGCACAGAGGCTGGTAGAACTCTTGCTAGTAGATTGGCTCAAACACCAGTTGCTCAAACAGTAGTTGCAGCACCTGCGGCATCAACAGCACAATATGTCGGAGAAACAACAGAGAGTCCATTAGCAGGTATGGCAGCAGGTATGGCTGTTGGTTCTACAGCAGGTTTGCGACCAAGAAAAGTAGAACCTGCATTATCAGCAGAGCAACTTGCTTTGAGAGCAGACATTGCCTATCGTAATGCAGAAAAAGCTGGTGTTATTGTAAGTCCAGATTCTTTAAAAGCAAAAGTTCCTCAATTTGAAAAAGTATTAAAAGAAGAAGGATTTGTTCCTGGTTTACACCCACAATTGGATACTGTTTTGGGAGAATTTCAAAAACAAATTGAAACACCAAAAACATTAAAAGAATTAGATCAATTAAGAAGAACGCTAAAAGCACCTGCTAAATTTTTTGAAAATCCAGATCAACAAAGAATTACTGGTAAATTGATTGATGAGTTTGATGATTATGTAAAAAATTTATCTGCTAAAGATTTGGCTATAGAAGGTGGAAAAGTTAAAACAGCAACAAAAGAATTGACAAAAGCTAGAAATTTTTATGCTCGATCAAGAAAAGCAGATGAAATTGATGAATTATTTAGAAGGGCAGAAATTAGGGCTGGTGCAAACTTTACTCAATCTGGTCTTGAAAATGCTCTAAGACAAGAACTAAAAACATTGTCATTAAACAAAAAGCGGTTTTCAATGTTTTCTAAAACCGAACAAGATGCTATTGAATCTGCTGCAAAAGGTGGAAGCATACAAAACATTTTAAGAAACATTGGTAAATATGCAGCAACAAGCCCAATTCCTACTACAGGAGGCTCTGCCTTGGGTGCAGGTATTGGTGCTTTGCTAACTGGCGGTAGTCCAGTTGGAGCAGCAATTGGTGCTGCAACAGTTCCAGCAGTAGGTGGTGCAGCTAGGGCTGGTGCTACAAGAATGGGTTTAAACAGACTAGAAGAAATACAAAGGATGGTTTCTTTGGGTCGTATGCCCGAAATACAAGCAAGAACTCAGTTAGTTCCTGTTACAGGTTTAAGAGGTTTATTAGCATCTCCTGTAGATCAGCAATTTGAAGAACAACAGTAAGGAAAATCATGGCATATACAAAGTATTCTCTAACCCCTGCTAATAACAACGCTGCACCTCCAGATGGCGCACCAGAAGGGATGCTCCCATCCGCAGTAAACGATACTATGCGCGATATGATGGCACAGATCCGAGATGTAGGCGATGGTATTCGAGATGGCACATATCCATTTACTTCTGGAACTGTTATTTCTGCCAATACTTCTACAGATGCACTCCGTATTACACAAACAGGCGCTGGCAATGCTTTATTAGTAGAGGACTCTACTAATCCTGATAGCACTCCTTTTGTGATTGACGCAGATGGAATTGTTATTGTTGGTTCAACAACAAAAGCAACATACGGAGCTACATCTCCATCGTTACAAATTCGTGGAACATCAACAGCGACATCAGCTTTGTCAGTAGAATCAAACTCAACAACAACAACTAGAGGTGGAACTTTTTATTTACAAAGAAGCAGGTCTACAACTGTAGGTGGATTTGATTCAGTACAAAATAATGATGCGCTTTCTGTTATTGTTGGCAGCGGTGCTGATGGCACAGGATTTGTTCAGGCTGCACAGATTAGAATTGAAGTAGACGGCACTCCCGGCACTAACGATATGCCCGGCAGATTAGTATTCTCTACTACTGCTGATGGTGCTTCTAGTTCTACAGAACGACTAAGAATTGATAGTGCTGGTCGTGTTGATATGCGTAACACAATGACCGATACAGGAAGTGGAACAGCAAGCTCTATTTCAACAACTACTCTTACAGTTGGCGGAACAGTTACTGGTACATTTAATGTAGGAGATAGAATTTTTGGTGTGGGCGTTGAACCAAATACATTTATTACTGCATTAGGAACAGGAACAGGCGGTGCTGGAACTTATACCATTAATAATTCACAAACTGTTGCAAGTGGCACTATTCGAGCAGTTGGTGGCGGTTTAAATACATTTAGATTTTCTGATACAGATACATCAGCAACAACTAATCAGCCAATGGGAACTATTGAGTGGTATGGTTCTGACGCATCAACTCCAAATGCTGGTGTTAAAGCCTACATTACTGCGATTGCTGAAAGCACAACTCCTGACACATCTTTAGTTTTTGGCACATCAGATAATATTGCTGATATTCAAGCTGTTGAACGCTGGAGAATTCTTTCTACTGGAAGGTTAGTTGCTAGTTCAGGCTCTGGATTATCTATTTCTGCTACTGATGTCACTTCCCCAGCAGCAAGCGATGGTAATGTATTTAGCGGAACATATACACCTACACAAGTAAGCACAAATACCAATGTAACTGCAGTAACTTACAACTTAGCTTCATATATGCGTGTTGGAAGCATAGTAACTGTAAGTGGTCGTGTTGATATAACTGCTACTGCAACTGGAAATACTATAGTGCAGTTTAGCTTGCCTATTGCTTCTGCTTTTACTGCTACTTCGCAAGGCTCAGGCACAGGAGCGCAAACTTCTGCAACAGTAGCAAATAATTCTTTTGCTCGGCTTTCTTCTCAATCTACAGATGACTGCATATTGTTACAAACAAATTCAACAGTTACAACATCGGCTTCTTATTTTTATACCTTTACCTACAGGATTCTTTAATTATGATTGAGTCAATAAATTTGAATTGGGAAACCAAAATTATTACTGTTACTTTTGAAGATGCTTCTACTAAAGAATACAAAGACGCAGATTCTTATATTACTGACTTTCCAGAAAGAGTAGCAGATGCAGTTGCTATGGGCTGGGTAGGCGGTAGTGATAACTCTGGATTAAATCCTGTTGGATAGGCAATCCACTAGCCTTGTTTAGTGGTATTTTTAGGAGAACAATATGGGCGAAAAACAAGCGAAACCCATTACGATTGATGGAAAAGAATATGACACTTCTACATTTACAGAGGAACAGGTCATACTTACTAACCATTGTTTAGATTTAGACCGCAAACTAGCCTCTACGCAGTTTCAAGCACAGCAACTTGCAGTAGGTAAAGATGCTTTCTTGAAGATGTTAAAAGAGTCTTTAGAGAAAAAAGAGGATTAAATGTTTATTATCGACTGGGTGCTAGACAAATTTGGCTATGTGAATAAAGCCACAATAGCATTTTCTATTTCCAAGCCCTGCAAAAAAGTCGCGACTAAAAAGAAAACTGTTGCAAAAAAGTCGCAAGGTAAGCGGAGGTTAGGATGAACGATAAGTTTGAATTTGACCCATTTAAATTTGGTGGTCTAGTAGCTCAGGTCGAGCATCTGCAAGAAAAAGTAGACGGGATGGAGGCAGACATTAAAAAATTAGTGGCTATGGCTGAAAGATCTAAAGGGTCGTTGTGGGCTATTATGGGAGCTGCCTCAGTATTTGGTGGTTTTGTAACATGGTTAGCAGACCTATTCTTTAAAAAATGATTACACTCGTTTCTACACTTTTATCTTTTCTTGCAGGGGGTCTACCTAAGTTTTTAGACTTCTTCCAAGACAAATCCGATAAGAAGCATGAGCTAGAAATGGCTCGGTTACAGACTGAAAGAGAACTGACATTAGCCAAAGAAGGATTCTTGGCACAGGCTCGTGTAGAAGAAATCCGCACCGATCAGATCGAAATCAGCGCACTAAAAGACGAAAAGATAGCCATGTATCAGCACGATACAGACTTGGCTAAAGGCGCATCCAATTGGGTTATTAACGCTAGGGCTATGGTTCGCCCTGCGGTTACATACGGAATGTTCCTAATCTTCCTATTTGTAGAGATTGCTGGTTTTTGGTATGCCTGGCATCATTCTGTGCCATTCGATAAAGCACTTAAAATTTTATGGTCAGAGGAAACAATCACTATCTGGTCATCCATTATTGCTTTTTGGTTCGGTGGTCAAGCATTTAGGAAATGAAAACTAGCGAGAAAGGGCTAAACCTTATCAAGCAATTTGAAGGATGCCATTTAAAGCCTTACCAAGACCCTATAGGGCTTTGGACTGTAGGATGGGGTCATCTTATAGGCGATGGCAAAAGTCTGCCTATAGAATGGTTTAGAGAGCTTACACAGGAAGAAGCAGATGAGCTACTTAAAAAGGATCTTATACGCTTTGAAAGAGGGGTGGAACGATTATGTCCTCTTAATCTTACTCAGTCTCGCTTTGATGCACTCATCAGCTTTGCGTTTAATCTTGGGCTAGGTAATCTACAAATCTCTACACTCAGAAAGAAACACAACAGAGGTGATGTGGTTGGTGCAGCGCAAGAATTCCTAAAATGGAATAAAGCAGGTGGGAAAGTCCTAAGAGGACTAACCAGGCGCAGAGAAGCAGAAAAAGCTCTTTACCTCTCATAGTATCTTGCCATACTTAAACAAGGTGTTTTTATCTACTAGAAATGCCTTCTTAGATCGGGTGTCGCCCTTTCCAACAAACTCCACATACTGTAACTTGCAGTCGAATATACATTTAAAAATGTGCTTGACTGGCATGATTACAAACATCTCCCCATCGTAAAAAACCCAATAATCTGCTTGTGTTGCCATCAATCCAGAGGGTTTGTCATACATCTCAATCTCAATGACAATATTGCCTGTCTCTTGGCTCATCGGGTCATATTTGACCTCTACTGCTTTGTCAATCTCAGGAATCCAAATATCATAGCCTTTAAACGCATTTATAAGGCTTGCACAAGGATATTTCTTCCGCAGAATACCCAACACTATTTCCTCTACTTCCAAGCCTCTCTGTAGGTCTTTTTGGAAAGTCATAATGCCACCATAATCGGAAGGGTGGTGGCGCTCCTCGTGAAGGGTGTAGGCATTGCACCTACTGATGCCGATCTCATCTGGGGGTTACATACAGCTTACTACTGATCCACAGATAGTGCAGACTTGCAGCTTTCCTCCGACCACTAGAGTCTGAGTCTGGCAAGCAAACACACTACCAACTAATAACAAATTTGTTAATACAACAATAATCGTCTTTTTCATAATTTTATCCCTAAAAAGGTATTTCATCGTCTTGGATGCCACTACTTCTTGGCATTTCATCATCGCCCTTTGGAGTAAATCCTTGTTTCTTAGGATCTCCAATCCGACCCGATAAAAACTTCCCCTTCTTGCCTTCTTTTAACCAAGCATCAAACCAATGCTCTACTCCGTTAATCTTAATTGACCCCTTGTAATCAGGGTGTTTCTCTGTGAGCTTTTTGTCGTTCTTAAACAGACTAAAGCTGCCATCTTTCATTTCATAAGCCATTTATAGCCTCGCTTTCAATTGATTAAATAGGTCATTGACCTCGCTTAAAAACTGCTTTACTTCTACTTCCATTTGGTCGATATACTCCTGATCCCTCTCGACCCTTACTACTAGCAACTGCAAGTCCTCTGGCACTCTAGGGTCAAACGATACGAAATCGCACCATTTTGCTCCTGTAACTGCCATTTGGCATTGCATTTGTGGGATGTATTTACTTGGAGCTTTATTTTCCAAGACTGTCTCTATGTGCGTTGCAGTATTCGGACACTTGATCTCAATCAATCCTTCGCCCACAACACCATCAGGAGAGCATCCAAAGCCTTCTATCGTAGGGTGGTCAATAAACCCCTTTTCCTCTACAAAAGTGCTTGTATGAGCCTCATATGCCATCCTAGCTTGAGGCTCTGTGGCAGTTCCCCATTCCATCGCAGCATTAGTAAACGACTCGCCTGGCTGTCCTGTCAATCGTTGAACCACTAACTCCATCTTGTAGTTCTTGCGAGATGCAGATTCCCCAGTCTTTACTTTTGCCAAGACATCGGCAACCCGACTAGCGGTTACTTTGCCACATCTCTGCTGCATCCATTCAGCAGTTCTTTGTAATTGCTTCTGCTCCATGTAATTTCCCCCTTTTCCACCTTAAATGCGCTGCACCCTTAGATATTCCCAAATCCTTCGCTATATCAATAATATGAGTTTTTTTATTGTTCCACAATAGCCATAACGAATTTTGTTTATTTCTTTGTTGCTGACTATTATTTGCCCACCTAACATTACCAGGCTCATATCCTTTGGTATTGTTTATTCTGTCAATACTTTGACCTTTCTGTTTTTTGCCAATATGCTCATAAAACTTTTCAAAACTATCAATCCACTCTTTATATATGGTTATTCCTTTGCCACCATATTTTGCATAATCTTTGCTTTTTGGATTTAAACATCTATCTTTCATTGCAACCCAAGAACTATATTCCGATGAATATTTCATTCCATGAGTTTTAATTTTATTTGCAGCATTATTTCTTGCACAGTCTTTACAGCTTTTTACTTTGCCTGTTCGTATTTTTGATGCGTAATCAATCCGTTTTTTTCCACATTCACAAACACATTCCCATAGTCGATGACCATCTTTGCTTTTGCCAAGCGACTGTATAAGTGTTAATTGATTGTATATTCTGTTATGGTTCAACATACGACTATTATACCATAACATAATCCCCTTAATGCAATTTTGTATCTTGATGGATCTGCGCTAAACAGTCATTCAAAAACTTTACCATAATTTGCGACACCTCTAACGACAAATCTGACCCCTCTATATCTACTGTAAACTTATAGGGTTCGATTTCCCTCACAATCATTACTGCCTGAGATACTGGTTCATTTTGCATATCGTTTGCTATTGCTAGACCTTTCCATCGCTTCTGCCATAAAACATCTATTCTGTCGTTTCATTTGTTGTTGATACTCATCGGTGCAGTCATCGCACACACTACAAACCTCGTCTCCCCATCTTTGGTAATACTTCCAATCTGCGTAATCTTGCCGATTATGGAAGCAAACAGGATACCAATCATTCTTGGTCATCGTCTGATGGTGGCTCTTGCGGTTCTCTCCTAATAAGCTGAGTATCAACTCCATCATTTTCAAATTGCCTCTGATATGCAAGAGACAAAGCATCAATGGCTGCATCCCATCCTGCTGCAAAAAAATGCTCACAGATCATAGATTGCCCTGTAGGAATATCAACCTCCTTTAGGGTTCTATAGAAAGCCTCCATACAATGCTTGTTTCTCATTTAATAATTTCCTCAATCCAGGTATTTGCTAAATCCCAAGATTGTTTAATTATCGCAAAAGGCAACAAAATGTAAATACCTATTTCTACAAGGACTTTGATTGCTTTTTCCATATCAAAACACCTTCTGGTTTGGGCATTTCTACATCGTTTAAGGTTCGATTCATCATCTCCTTAAAGTCAGCCCATTTCTTGATATATCTTGGCTGCTCGCTTGCTGGCACATAATTGTAAAGTTTTCTCCATCGGATTGTAATGTCCGTAGAACTTGGTGTGTAGATATAGCTTTGGTTATCAAGCATCTGTGCAACCTTTCTTGCTTTGTCAAAAAACTTATTTTCTTGATTCATATTTCCTCCTAGACTCTCGGTCTAAACAAAATTTACATTTCCATCTAGAAACAGGTTTAGTCCTGCTTCCGACCTTTACCAGCTTAAAACCATCTTTTGCCCTAAAAACTTGGCAACTATGACACCACTTAGTCTCCATCCCATCCTTCCTTCATATATCCATATTCCGAGGCATCTGCTACGGCTGTGAGCTTTAAACATACATCGCATTGGTCGATCCATATTCTGTGGCTCTCTGTGTTTTTGAGTTTGTGTGTTCCCCATTTTGAGCCACACTCTAAGCAAACATT